ATCAGCGTCAAGTGGCGCGTCGAATGGATTGGGAATCCCGAGAAAGTACCTGCCCCTTGGTGGTGCAGTTTCGCTTTTCCTAGATACATAGACGATGAATTCGAGTTCCGTCCACGAAAGCATAAGGGTCTACCGTCTCTTGAACTTTATTCTGAGATTTGCGGGCCGGCCATTTTGACTTGTTTGGCTAACCGCGACATAGTTCTCAAGCGCATAAGAGACGCAGTACGATCAAATTCACTCGGCATTAATCATGACAAGTACTTGGCAGGACGTGACGTTTACGCGGACACGGAAGCCTTGTGTCTTGCACGTGTCGAGCAAGTCCAACGGAGTGCGGACTTCTATCAAGTAGCTCTCCCAAACTTCCTACTCCGGCCATAATCGGTCGGCAAGTTCTTGTAGGGTATGGTTATAGGTACGGCGAGGTTCCCCTTGCCAAATTGACCGAGATCAAGGAAAAGACTTTTATTAGTAAGCCTAGACCGGTTGACATGTCTGTTAGACCGCCCGTCCTCGTGTCACTAGGTGTGCACGTCGACGGTGCTTGTCTCCCACATGCCGATAACCATGACCCACGGACGATGCAAGCCGGGGTGAGGAAGCGGTTCGCAATACGACCGCCACCAGTTGACAAAATTCTTGTTGAAAAATTTAGAGCTTTTGTCCGTATGATGGTTCGCCAGTTATTTTTGCCGTTAACTCGCGAGTCTGACACTAGTGTGGAAACGTGGTTGCAAAAGACGCCATATCCAGAATGGCGCAAAAAGGAACTTTTAGATAAGTGGTACAAAATGTGCGATGACAAGCGCAATCCGCGATATTTCAAAGTTAAGTCCTTCATGAAAGACGAGACGTACCCTGAGTATAAACATGCTCGAGCAATTAATTCTCGAACTGACGAGTTCAAATGTATCGTTGGCCCGATTTTCAAATTGATCGAAGAAGTGGTTTATAAACATCCGTCGTTTATTAAACATGTGCCTGTTGCAGATAGACCAAACTATATTAAGAACATGCTCATGCGTGAAGGCGCGATTTATATGGCTACAGATTACACTGCCTTCGAGTCATTATTTCGCAGGATCATTATGGACGTTTGTGAGTTCGAACTTTATGACTACATGACTCAGGATCTCGCCGATCATGACGAGTTCATGTGGTTCATGCACAACGTCCTCGGAG